AAAGTAGTCATTGCAACACTCTTGGGCTAGGTGGGCTCGGTGGACTCATAGGTACTGTATAGCTAGGCGTACCAATAGCATAACCTTGCGGTGTTACCACTTGATTTGTGCAAATTTATTTGTACTTACCTGCTAATCCCATGATGATTTTGAATAGCATACCTGCTGGAGTTGAACCGCCGACGTTGGATAGTAGTTCCTGCATTTTAATTTCGAAATCCTGTAATTTCCCTGCTTTTTGTATGTTTTGAATTTCTGAGTTGATTTTTGATGTTTGTGCTAATGTGAGTTTTGTTCCTGCTTCAGAAGCTCTGATTTGTTGCATTAAATTTTGCTGGGTTTGTCCCCATTTTTCTTTCTCTAAATTGAACCTGCCGAGTTCTATGTCTGATGATCTTACGTTCTGATCGAATTTTTGCATTATATTTCTTAGCAGTTCCCTTTTGTAATCCAGATTTGTGTCTTTAAGTTCTTTTTTGAAGTCGAGATCGAATGTTTTATCTGCTATATTTAGTTTTTGTGCCAGTTGTGTTGTCTTTTTTATGTCTGTGTCTGCTTTTGCTAATTCTATTTGTTGTTTTACTAAGTCTGCTTGAAGTGTTGATTGTCTCATATTTTGGAATGCTGCCAGTGCTGCCGGTGCTGCTGAACCGATATCGGGGTTTTTTGGGTCCCATCCTTTTACATCTGCTGATTTTGCCGGGGCTGTACTGTTTCCGTCTACTCCGTTACCATATACGAGATTTGGGTTAAGTCCTGCTTCCTTTAAGCGTTGCATTTGTGCTGCTGGAGAATTATACTGATTTTGGGTAGCCCAGTCCGTTAGGTTGTCTTTTCTTTGTTGGGCATACATTTTCTCATTCCATTTCCTCGTCTTTTTGTTCATTTGGGCGGTATTTATTGCTCCGTAGATTGAGGCACCTCCCATTATTCCGGCTGAAATTGGATCCATTTTTTATTATTTTTTTTCAAACATATAATTTTTTTTTTGTTTTTCCTATTTTTTGCGCTTCGATTCCGCTTGCGTTACCTGAAGGCTATATTATATTTTTTTGCTATCTGTTTTTATATGTTGTTTTATATGTTTTAAATTTTTTTTAGAGTGTGGAGGCTGGAGCGACTTCGTCACCCTTTGGCCGCCACGCTCTTTGGTCACTCCGTAGGCTGCGTTCCTTTATCGCTTGCGGCCCTTTGGTGCTGCGTCGCTCTGTTGCTATTGCCTCCTTTGGTGTCAATTAGCACTACAGGATCAAGGGACTGTAGTGCTAATTTGCCTGCCGCGCTTCGCTTGGCTTACGAACATGAAAAAACCCGCTAAAGCGGGTTATTTTCATTTTCGTCTGGTTTTTCGTTGGTCTTGGGTTTCTGTCTGGAGTTTTTGACGCGCTGATTAATATCATCGTATTCCCTTTTAGCTTGTTTTAATACTTCGTATTGTTCAGAAATATCTAATGTTTTCCAGTTTACGCCGTTTAATATGTCTTCGTTTTCGTCTTCAAATATAGGAACTTTTGAACCTCCTAATGGTAAACCTTTGGCGTAACGTTGTATCATTTCCGGAATTGAAATAACTTGATTGGGTACTGTTAATGAGGGTTTAGAGTTAAACTCTCCCTTTGTTGTTGGTTTGTTTGTGTACTGATTGAAGAACTTCATAAATTTTATTTTTCTGTTAATAATCGCCTTTCGGCTGCTTCTATAGATTGTTTGTAACCTCGCATAATTTCGTTAATGTCTTTACGTTGAACTAATTCCTCAGTTTGTGTTCTGGTTTTTTCTGTCCAATGACATTTTATATCTCCTATCTGTTCTCTAGTATATATCTTTTCTTTTAAATAGCGGGGCATGGCTATCTTATTCCCGTTTTTAAGATTACAATATAATCTGTTTTCTATATCTGCCTGATGCCATGCTTTGAATTTTTTATCCATTGCATATGTTTTGCCTAATCCTTTTGACATTAAGGAAAATTCTTTTATTCTATCATCGCCTTCGTTTTTACCTATGTAACCTCGTTTATTAAGATATTTTAGTGTGTAGAATATAGAATCTTCTGAAACTTCTCCATAATGAATATGACCCATATCCCATGCAGGTTCTATAGTTTTAATTTCTGCGTTAAATAATATCATGTGGTAATGCGGTCTTTGAAAACGCCCGCCATATTCCCCACATAGATAATACTTTAACTGGTTTGTGTTTCGTTTCCTTAATCTTTTCATGAATAACTGCATGTGTTTCTTATCTATTGTCTGTAATCCATTTTTTGATAATGGCACTTTACTATCTTCATAAGTTAATGTAATAAAAGAGGAGGAAGCGCAAATGCGCTCCTCCTCTATTAGTCTGAAAGCCCAGCCGGAAATTTTGCGCTTTTTGCAGTTTGCACATTTTCCGCATGGTACTGAAGTGTAAGTTCCTTCTCTGTTAATTACAAATGGCTTATAGCAGCTAAACATGTTTTTAGTAATTCTAGGGAAACGGATTAATATGAGGGAGTTCCATACTTTGGAATGGGTCTCACGCTTTTAATCTTATTATAAACCGTTGCATAGAGTGAATTTACTTCTGGGTCTACTACTGCAAATATTCGCTTATCTGGGTCACATGTTGTAAATCCTGCGTTTAGTTGTGGTGGATTAGCGAACTTTCGGGCTTGATGCCAGAAGTCTAAATCTGTTCTAAAATTGCTGCATACTCTATTACTCATGAATCTGTATTCTGTATATCTAGGCAGATAACCAAACGTGTTTTGTTGAGCGTCATCATAGTATGCGTATAACTCGTTTAAGTCTACTTCCTGTTCTCCAATATTTGCAAAGTCGCTGAAGAAGAACTCTGTAGGATTATTGATTTTGAGAAATTGCCTGTCTATTCCTTGAAAATATGCTGTTTTTGGTGTTACGGACATAATGCCGATAATATAACCATGTTCCTCACAATAGTATGAACCATAATTACCTGATGTAACTCCTACTGCATGACCTGACATTGCTCCCTGTGGTGCGTCATCTGTTCCAGTCGTGTTTAATACTTCGCTTATTACTACGGGACTTTTTACTCCTGTTATATATTCTGGTCGTTGGAGTCTTGCGTCTGAAGAAATTACTCCAAACATTGTCCGCAGCCACTCTATATAGCGGGAGCCGCCTCGTGCTGCTTTTTCCAACCACCTTTGAAGGCTGAAAGCCCTTCTCAAATCGTTTATTGTTCCTTCTGATGCCAATGAACCCCTAGGATCTAGGTAAGTCGGATTTGAATTTCCATCTATTAAACTACTACCTGAGTCAAAATCTGCTGGCCCTCCTACTGCTCCAGATCCTGTTGCGTCTACATATACGGGTGAACCTTGAGGAAGTCCAGAATTATCTAATACTAATCCAATGTTGCCTGGTATTGTTACGGGATCTCCTTTCTGTGCGAATGGTAATGCTGAAGTAAAATAATCATGTTCCCAACACCTTTCTTGTAAGCTTAATAATAGTGAGTTGAAATTGTTATCACCGTCGGTTAGTTGCCAAAATTGGTCTGAAGGTGCTATGTTGTTATTCTGATCTCTGTAATAATTTGACCATATGCATTGATAGGCCGCGAATGGTAAAGCACTTACGTTAATATCTTTGCTGTTTACTATTGTATCCAAATTATAAGGAATACCGAAATAATCGGGTAAGCTTCCTATAGGGTGATTGCTATTATCTGCCAACATTGTCAAATAAGGAAATGCTGGTAATTCCGATGTTACATCAAGTTTTGTGTTGGTTATGTATTTTTCCCAGTTGTTCCATAGAAGCCTATTAGGAACAAAGAAATAATGCATAGTTACATCATACCGGTGCATTACTGGAGATATTAGAGGACTGAATCTGAGTAAGGATTCGCATGATATTGTGTGTTTGTCTCCCGGTATACATTCCATACAAAGAATAGGGACTAATTTGCCCATGTCTAGTGATAGTTTTACATCGTGTGACAAGTCAAATACATTTTTTTTGGGCTTGTCTACTTTTACCATGTTGAAGATATTATTCATTGTTTGTTTGTTTTTCGTTTTTAAATAATTCAGTTTGTTCTGCTGACTTGTTAAGCCATTCATTGAAATCCATTAGTTTCTTCTGCCGTTGATGTGGTAGAGTTTGATCCCATTCCATAAATTTCAATAATATGGCTGTTGCCATTCTGTTGAATTCATCTGCTGTTATTTTCTTTTTCATAGTCTTATACCTCCTCTTGATACGGTGTAGAAACTGCGTTTTTTGCTTCTGCTTTTGTAGCGATTTTTTTTCATTTTTTAGAGTTTGAAGTTATTAAGAAAGTCAATTATTTGCTTTTTTTCTTTATCGTTCCTTTTGTTCCAGTCTGTGTCCATTCCTTGCATAATCTCATTTACTTTTTCTTTAGAATTATAGAACATACCTTTTGATTTTCCATGTACATTAAAATCTAATCCGAATAGTTTGAAGCCGCTTTCTATCTGTGTTGCTGTTGATTCGTTGTTAATTTTGTTTATTAATGAACCATAATATTGCTGCTGAGCATATCCTGTAGCTGTTGATTGTTTTAAATTTAGAATTTTTT